TTTATTGGTAGCATGGACTTTGAGTGCTATACAAGGGACCACGGTAATGTCAAAGGGACTTATGTCTGTACAATTGATAACTACCACCATGATCCAGACTATGTTGACTATGCAACTAGCGAAAATCCTGCAGAACATAAGTCACATAATCTAATTGAACTTGAAAATGGTCAGTATGCACTGTATCCAAATAATAGATTACGTATTTTTGACAATAGTTTGACACCTGTTGATCCAAAAATGCCTGATTTTAAAGTATCAACTCAATATTATCAAGTTGAGAATGGAAATGATAGACTTGGTATGGGACGTGAGGACGAATATTTCTGGAAAACAGCAAAAGAAAGATCAGAAGCTGTTAATAATGAGGATTCTAGTGTAGAATGTGATCAATAAATAATCCTAAAGAGTATCATGAGTCATCCACAACATCTTGACGGTTCCGTAGACAAATCAAATGCGTTTATTGAAAACGGAATGACCCTAATTACAGAGGTTGATAGTGAAAAATATTTAAAGAAAGCAAAAGAGCAACGTGCAAGGCAGCAAAAAATTGAAGAGGTCCGCGAACGCTGGACATAATATTAAAATATCCCTAATAAATAACTTATAATTGCTGCATTAGAGTGCCTTTAGAGCGAATTAGTAAAGGGTTTAAAGACATCAGTATGTCATTTCAAATTAACCCCTTAAGTAATGACTTGATTGCATTAAAAAATGCAAATGCAATTGCACGTTCCGTAAGAAATATCATCTTCACACTACCTGGTGAGAAGATGTTTAACCCAGATTTCGGAACAAATATAACTGATTCTCTTTTTGAACTTTTAGATTCTACATCTGCTTCAGTAGTTCAGGATCAAATTAAATATTCTTTAGAAACATTTGAACCTAGAATTAGTATTTTAGACATTATCGTCACTCCAAACTTTAATGAACTTGGTTATGATGTTGAAATTACTTATAATATTATTGGACAAGAAATAGATCCTCAGCAAATAAGTTTTATCTTGCAATCAACTAGGTAAAAAATGCCGTTAACAAATTTTTCTAACCTAGATTTCGATCAGGTTAAACAATCACTCAAAGATTATCTTCAGGCAAATTCCAATTTTACGGATTATGACTTTGAGGGTTCCAACCTATCGTCAATACTTGATGTTTTAGCATATAATACGTACATTACTTCGTATAATGCTAACATGGTAGCAAACGAAGTATTTCTTGATAGTGCCACATTAAGAGAAAATGTGGTTTCTATCGCAAGAAACATTGGATATTTGCCAAAATCCAGAAAATCTGCCCGTGCAACTGTTAGTTTTTTCGTTGATGTCTCTTCAGTTGTCCCTTTACCAGTATCTTTAATCCTTAAAAAGGGACCAATAGCAACTTCTCAAGGAAATTTTGCAAATTCTTCCTATATTTTCTCAATTATTGATGATATTACAGTTCCAGTAACGAATGGAATTGCAGTTTTTCGTAATATTCCAATTTATGAGGGTCCATTACTCTCACAAACCTTTATTTACAACCCAAGAGACTACAATCAAAGGTTTATTTTACCAAATTCGGGAATTGACACTGATTTAATGTCAGTTTTTGTTAAAGATAGCGCAACAGCAACGGCAGCAACACGCTATTCTAGACAAGATAACTTATTTGGAGTCGATCAATTTACAAAATCATATTTTTTACAAGAAATAGAAGATGAAAGATATGAAATTTTATTTGGTGACGGCATTTTTGCTCAAAAATTACAAGAAGGCAACCATATTACTGTAAATTACATTAGATCTAACGGTGATAGTGGTAATGGAATTGCCAATTTTACTTTTAATGGAAGAATTATCTATGAAAGAAACGCTATTGAGTATAATGTAACTAGTGGAGTTTCATTATTAACAACTGGAGTTATTTCTTCTGGTGGAGAAAATATTGAAAGTGTTGAATCTATTAAAAAGTTTGCTCCAAGATCTTTTGCAACTCAAAATAGAGCTGTTACTTCTACAGATTATGAAACTTTGGTTCCAACAAAGATTTATCCTGAAACTGAATCAATTTCTGTATTTGGAGGAGAAGAGTTAATACCTCCTCAATATGGAAAAGTTTTTATTAGTATAAAACCAAAGTTTGGAGATTTTTTACCAAATTTGGTAAAAGAAAATATTAAAAAAGAGTTAAAAAGATACTCTGTAGCAGGAATTTTAACAGAAATACTTGATTTAAAATATTTGTATATTGAAGTTAATTCAAAAGTATATTATAATTCAAATTTAACTACTTCATCGCAAAGAGTTTCTTCAATTGTGCAAAATAATGTACAAAAATATGGAGATTCTACAGAATTAAACAAATACGGTGCTAGATTTAAATATTCCAAATTTCAAAGAATAATTGATGACAGCGATCAAGCAATTACATCTAATATAACTACTATTAGTGTAAGAAGAGATTTGAGAGTTGTTCTAAACACCATCGCTGAGTATTCTATTGGTTTTGGTAATGAATTTCATATTACAAGTCTTGAAGGATTTAATATCAAATCCTCAGGATTTACTATTAGTGGAGTTCAAGATGTTTTATACATTGGAGATTTACCAAGTTTTGATGGTCAGACTGGAAGTTTGTTCTTCTTTACTGTTCCAACACTTACTTCACAAAGTCCAACCATTATAAGAAGAAATGTGGGAACAGTAAATTATGTAAATGGAATTGTTACATTAAATCCGGTAAGTATAACTTCCGGCAAATTGCGTGATGGTCAACCCATAATTGAAATATCAGCAACACCAAAATCTAATGATGTGGTTGGATTGCAAGATTTATATTTGCAACTAGATATATCAAACAGTGTAATTGACATGGTAGTAGATGATATTTCTTCTGGTTTGGATTCTTCAGCATCCACTTACATTTCATCTTCTAGTTATGCAAATGGTAATTTAGTTAGACCTGGTGGAAGACCAGGTACAACCGTTGTTTCAGAAGCACAAGCAAGAGCAGCTGCTTCAACTGGCACCAGTATTTACAGTACTGGCGCTTCTTCTTCGGTAAATACTTCTACAGCATCGAATGTAAATACTACTGATGGAACTGCTTCAGGAACAACTCCTAGTCAAACTTATAGTTCGTCTTCTAGTTCTTCCTCTAGTTCTTCTTCCAGTTCGTCCTCTAGTTCATCCTCTAGTTCATCTTCTAGTTCATCTTCCGGTTCGTCCGGTGGTGGTTATAGCAGCGGATACTAATACTTAAATCAAAATGACAGAAAAAAGAGTTAAGCTTTCCACGATTGTTAAAAGTCAAGTTCCTGATTACGTTAGGACTGATTTCCCATTGATAACTGAATTTTTAAAAGAATATTATAGGGGACAAGAATATCAAGGTGGTCCAATTGATTTAATTGACAATATTGATCAGTATACAAAGATTGATTCTTTTACTAATAGAGTATATTCAGCTACTCTGTTTAAACCTCTTAGTGCATCAGGTAGTGTTATTGAAATATCTGATACTTCTGGATTTCCAGATTCGTATGGTCTTATAAAAATTGATGATGAAGTAATTACATATAAAAGCAAAACTCCAAATAGTTTTATTGGATGTGTTAGAGGATTTAGTGGAATTTGTGATTATACAAAAGAAAATTATCCCGATGAGGTTTTATTTGAGTCTACTCTAGCAAAATCGCATAAAAAAGGATCTGAGGTTTTAAATTTAAGTGTATTATTTTTACTAGAATTTTTAAATAAAACAAAAAAACAAATTGCTTTAGGGTTTGACGGTAGAGATTTTTATTCTGGATTAGATCAAAATAATTTTTTAAAGCAAGTAAGAAGTTTTTATGCTTCAAAGGGAACGGAAGAATCATTTAAAATTTTATTTAAAGCACTTTATGGTGCTAGAGTTAAATTAGTAACACCAGCAGAACAACTATTCAGACCTTCTGATGCACAATTTAATAAAGTAGAAAGTCTGGTTATAGAACCAACTTTAAATGAAGACGAATTTGACAATATTCAAAACATTACTCTTTTTCAAGATTTTCCATCAAAATCATATGCACCTATTGCATATTCTGAAAGAATTCAAACACCCGATTTAAAAACATATTACAGACTTGACATAGATTCTGGATATAATAAAGATATTACTTTTAGTGGTGCAATTTATGGAGACTTCAAAGTTACACCCAAAACAAAACTAATAAATCCAATTTCTATCGGTGCAACATATCTTGATGTAGAATCAACCGTTGGTTTTGCAAAAACTGGAAACATTTCATTTAAATATACTGATGGAACAAATGGATCTTTGTATTATGGATCTAAAACAATTAATCAATTTAGAGACATTAATTATATCTACAAAGAAATTGCTGAAGAAGAAAATATAACTGATAAAGATACCTTTGCATATGCAACAATAAATGGTAAGAGAGTTGAATGCAACGTATCATCTATTATTTCCGAAGCAAATTATCCTATAAAATCTTTATTTAATAATAGAGATACCATATCAAGAGTTAAAACTCTTGGTTTTGAGGGATCTGGTTTTAAATTCGATGAGTGGTTTTATAATAACAAAAAAGTATTTACTGTCAACAATATTTCAATAATTGATATTACCGACAGAGTATATCGAATAAATTTATATAATGAACACTATCTTGTTAAAGATGATGCTATTGAAGTAATTGATAATAGTGGGGTTGCTTTAGATGCAACTATTCTTTCTGTCGTTAATACAAAATCATTAAATGTTAGAATTTCTGCAGTAATTGATTTAGATAAAAGTTATACAATCAAAAGAGGAATATTAAGAGGAGTTTCTTCTTCATTCCCTCAACTAGAACAATATCATGCAAATGTACAAAATGTATACAGTGACGATGATGGCAATTTGCTAGTTGCTTCTACGTCTTTACCTTCAGAATCAATTTCTATTGCCCCCATTGATTTAATAATTGAAGGAACTTTTAGTGGTACTGATATTAGTTTTACTAATCCTCATAATTTAAAAACTGGAGATAAAATTTACTATTATCCAGAAATGATAGAATCAACGAAAGTTGATGAGGGATTTAATTATGTAAAGGAAATGGTTGAAGGGACAAAATTATTTGATAGAGGAATATACTATGTTGAAAAGGTAGATGAAGTTACAGTTAAATTTGCCTTAAGTAAAGAAAATATCTTTTTCAAAAAATACATTACATTTGACTCTACAACAGTAAAAGAAAATAGAGTTAGATTATATGATTA